GCCACCCTGTGCGTTAGCCATGCAGGTGACGGCATCAAGGAGTTCAGAATCACCGAGAGGGTCTCGATCGCTCTTGAACTCAACGGTCAACGTCTCACCCGAGGCGATATTCTCCTGCAGCGTCGATCGATCCATATCCACTCCTGTTACCTCGGCTAGCTCCGAATCACCGCCGCTCATCCAACCAGCGCATCGCCCTCCGCCTCAGACAGCAGCCGATCCAGCGCGGCGATGAGGCCCTAGAGCGTCCAGTTCAACCAGGTGCCTCACGCCGCATAGATCACCTCGGCGCTGGAAAGGACCGACTCGCGAATCCGGGGTTTCAGGCCATCCTGGGGCACTAGATCCACCGGCCGCTCCAAGACCTCCGATAGCTCTCGCTGCATCCGGCTCAGCGTGATGAAGCCGATCCGTGCATCCGGCTCGAACTCCACCAGCACATCCACATCGCTCTCGGGGCCAAAGTCCCCCCGCACGGCCGAACCGAAGAGTTGAATCTTCCGCACCTTGTACCGCCGACAGAAGTCAGCGATCTTCTCCATGGGTAAGGAGAGATACTCAGACATCTTGGATCTCCTTTTGCTCCGCCTCAATTGCACGATCGATCTCAGCCCGATGGGCCGCATAGAACGCCAGTGCCTCCTCGACTTGAGACAGGGTCAGGTCGTAGTCGGTCGCGATCTTCTCGTGCGACTGCCCCCACTGTTCCGCAGCGATCACGATCGTCTGCACCCGGACCCCCGTGCCGCTCACTTCCGGCGTGGGAATCCCCGCAGCGCCCCGGCGATACGTAATCTGGGGGAACCTCTGTTCAACGGGTAGATTCAGCGGGCGGCGTGCCATCGGCAAACCCCTTTGGGTGACACACATCCTATAAGACATCATAACGATGGTTCACCGAAAGTCAAGCCGTGCGCCCTCGGAGACGATGGGTCACGCCCCCTACAACCGCCAGTTATCCACCGGACTCGCCTTCCGGTGCGCCTCCTCGAAGTCGGCCCGCGCGATGTGCAGATACCGCTCCACCATATCTAGGCTCGAGTGGCCCAACAGGTGCTTCAGCGTGAAGATGTCCCCGCCGTTCCGCAGATACGTGATCGCGAAGGTGTGTCTAAACCGGTGGGGATGCACCTTCGAGACGCCCGCTCGCTCACCCAGCCGCTTCAGCAAGCGTCCCAGCGACCCCCGGCTCATCTCCTCGGGCACGTCGTACGGCCACGAGAGGAAGAGCGGATCGTCGTCCCGCAGGGTCTGCAGCCGCGGCGTCAGGTAGCGCCACAGCGTCCGCGCCGCCCGCCGACCGAAGCGAACGATCCGCTCCTTGGCCCCCTTCCCCACCACCTTGATCGTCTGCTGACTCGTGTCCAAATCACCCAGCCGGATTCTGCACAGCTCCGAGGCTCGCACGCCGGTGTCGACCAGGATCATCAGGATCGCCCGGTCCCGGTCCGCGGTGGGACGCCGGCTGGTGGTATCCCGCGTCTTCCACGTCCGCGTGGCGTCGCAAGCCTTGAGCAGCGCCTTCATCTCCTCCTTGGTGAAGGGCTTGATCACCGGCGGTTTGACGTCCGGCTTCTCGATGGCGCGGACGATGTTCTCCTCCACGTACCCCTCGCGCACGCCCCAGGTCCACAGCGCCGACAGGTTGGTGTGGATGTTGACGATCGACTTGGGGGAGAGCTTGATCCGCCCGCGGGGCGCCACGCCATCCGGCACGCTGACGTAGCCATCCCGCAGCCAGGCGAAGAAGTGAGCCAACTGGGCACGGGTGATCGAGTCAAAGGGTGGATCCGCAGAGAAGAACATGTGGAGCTTCTTGAAGGCGTTGCGGTAGTTGCGGATCGTATGGGGGCTGCGTCCGGCAGCGGTCTTGAACAGGATGAGGCCTTCGCATGCTTGGGATAGGGCAATTTTCTTCACCGTGTGCACTCCTCTCTGTGACTAGATTCCGATAAACCGGAGGGTGAATTCCGATAATCGGAGGGGGGCTTTTTTTGTCCATAGAGAGGACAAGCCGTGTGCACTACGGTCGTCGCGGAAGGGGTTGAACCCCCTTACCGGGGTCCTCACGGCCAGCTAGAGGAGCTAGCCGTGAGGACTTCTGTCGGGGCGCCCGGATTTGAACCGGGGACCTCACGGACCCGAACCGCGGTATTTGAACACCCTACAGCAGGACCCAAGACACGGGAATTATCAGGCCCCGGCGAACTGCGATGAGCGGGAACCTTGAGCGCCCCCACAGGTCAACCCTGTGGGGGCGTTTTTGCGTCCTGCGATAGAAGTATGTCGGAAGTGATATGCTTCCGCTGTTAAGGCCTTCAGCGAAGGGCTGAATCGACGCCTCGAGTGCTCCGCTCGGGGCATTTTTTGCTGTCCGTCTTGATAATAACTGTTATCGGTACGGCTACTGCCTGTCAACCTCGACGCCGGTTGCATTGTAGAGCACGGCTGCGTCGTATTCAGCGTTGTTCCATATGGTGCCTTCGAAGCCACAGCTGTAGCCTTCTCCTGTTTGTGCCCAGATCCTGAGCGTCTGACCAGCTTCTAGCACGCCGGCCAGGCCACAGCTTTGCTCTCCTTTTTCGGAGACCAGGACCCACCCACTCAGATCCTGGGCCTGGTTGCCGATGTTCTGGATGTCGACGTATTCAGCGCGCTTGTTGACGGTGACGATCACGACGTAGGGGCCCTGGATCGGCGTCGACGTGGGTGGCAGCGGTGTTGGCGTCGACGTGGGCGGGAGCGGGGTGTTGGTGGGTGTTGGTGTCGCCGGCTCGGGAGTCGACGTAGGCCGCGGCGTAGCCGTGGGGGTTGGCGTATTGGTGGGGAGCGGGGTAGCAGTCGGTGTCGAAGTGGCCGTTGGCGTTGGTGTTGGCGTTAGGGTTGGCAAGATCCCGATCTCTCGGAGGGTCATATCGACCATTCCGATTAAACAACAGACGGTACATCCCATAATCGCCAGAAGAGCAAGAATGACGAGAACAGCCCGACCTGGTCGACGTTTGATCAGCTCCTTGAGCTTGTTGAGCATAGGTATCGATGAGCGGTCTTAGAGACCGCCGCCCTCCTTACATGCCACCTAAAACGACGGCGGGCTGGGCATCTTCTATGCGCCACCGGCGGCGTTGATGGTGGTGTTGTGCTGCATATAGCTCGCGTACCAGGTCCTCGACCTGGTGGCGGCGGTGCGGCTTGCCGATCCAGACGTGCAACACGAGTATGGCCAGTCTCAGTCGTTCCATTGTGCCTCCCGAAGTTGTAGGGGGCACTCCTTGCCTGTCTATGCCGTGGTGTGGGCGGCGGTCTCTTCGTCCTGTTGGAGAAGGAAAGTCAGGTACTCCTCTAGCAACTGGCGACGTTCCGGCGATAGCTGGTTGATCATCCAAAGCAGACGGCGGAGCCGGCCAGTTTCAGAAGGCTCGGGAGGTAATAGCCCGGCTTTGCGGAAAACGCTTTCCGGCGGATAGTTAAACGCTTTTGCTAGACCCAGGCACAACTCAGGGCCGGGGTTGCGATCACCGTTGATGACATGGGATAGCCCGGATTGGCTCAAGTCAGCACGTCTGGCCACCTCTCGCAGTGACCATCCGCGCTCTTCTGCTTCTTTGAGAATCCATTCTCCGATATCTTCAGGCATACATTTAGTTTACATCAGTAATCGCCCCCTCGGGCGATTGATTTGATTACCCTAGTAGTAAAGTATCAAATGTCACGTGTTTTATATGACATTCGTAACTTACTTACTATCACCGCAGGGGTTACACTGATTACCCTAGTAATCAACAGGAGGTGTCATTTGGCGAGTACAGCTGTGAACGACTATAAGGTCAGCCTTTCGGCGTCGGTGCGAATTGCCGACGTGTTGGGTGTCGAGGCCTTCGCCGACGAGATGGAGCAGCCCCACACGGGAAACCGGGCGGAGGCCGTGCGGCGGATCGTCCCGGCTGGCCTGGCTGCGGCCGTCATCGCCGCAATGCGGCGCCGGGGCTACGGGGTCACGATTTGCGATAACGGCAACGAAGAGGCTGACCACGTAGACTGCCGGTTTTGGCTCTTAGAGGACGATCGCCGGCGCGGGATGATGGTGGAGGGCTCCTTTGTCGACGCCGTACGCGGCGCTGCAGCTGCTGCGCTCGAGTTGACCGATCCCTCCTGGGAGGAGCTCCTGGTGGTCGAGGGTGGAGCGCAATGACCGACATCTGTTGGGATTGTGAACACCACAGTCGTGAATGCGGTTGCCTCGCAATCGAGGACGGTCCTCCTTGTGCTGAACCCGAACCGGAAACTGAGACGTGTCCGGTTTGCGGTCGTGTGATCGAGGCTAATACAGATTGTGACTTCTGTGTAACGGGCGAGTATGAGGCGTGGCGGTACGCTGCTGAGTATCGTGACTGGGAAAGACAGTTCTTGGCCGTTTCGTGATGATGGCTGTAACTCGATCTGGTCAATGGTACCGCGGCTACACGTTGGACGATACCGAGTACGACGTTCGGTGGCTTTTCAACGAGCGGTACGGCCGGGAGCCGCGGGAGATCTTTCGGAGTGGTGCGATTCAGTTGGCAGGTCCCATAGAGAAGGAGGAAGAGGATGGATCAGAAAACGGACAGAAGTGAGCAAGGAGTGAAGCGGGTTCTAGGGCATTCTTCGCCGGAGGTGACGGTGTTTCACATCGATCAGATGAAAGAATTCGAAGCGTCCATGCAAAGGGCACAGACGAGAGACATCGTTGAATTGAAACTGGAAGAGGAGTTGTACATCGATCGGCTGATGGAAGAATGCAGCGGTGGCGAGGGCCTCGAGGAGATGGAGATGGTTTCGGCCGGCGATGTCGCGAACGACGCTTTGAGGACGATTATCGAGTCGTTGACCAGGCGGGTGGATGCGTTGGAAGAGGAGGTGGCGAATCTGAGAATGGCGTTGACGGATCGAGATCTGGGAGAGGTCCTTCGGCAATCCTCGCCAGAGGTGACCACGGTCTATCTTGAGGAAGTGAGCAAGTAGCCGTAGCGATAAGTTTGATTATCAGGAGGAAAATATGGTAGCAGGACAACAGGTCATTGACGTAGTAAGCTCGCCAGCGATGGTCTCCCCCCCCACCGCGATCGTGCAGCGGTCGACACCTCTACGCTCCTACAGCCCCGACCGGCAACGCGAACGCGACGAACAGCTACGGGAATGGTGGAGGCAAGCCGAAGAGGCGTGGATCAATGTCAAGGGAGCTAAGAGCAAGAATACACAGCGCGCGTACAGCGCGGCATTGCGGATGTTCAAGGAGTTCTGCGAGGAGGAGTACGCTGATGAACGGCTGTGGCTGGTGGGGGGCGTGCAGGTGAATGCCTGGCAGCAAGCTATGCGAGATGAGGACTTGGCGGAGACGACGATCAATCTCCGCCTTTCGGCACTTTCGTCGTTTTTCGACTACGTGTGCAACAAGCACTCCGCAGTAGATCCTCGGACGGGTCAAGAGGTCTTTCTCAGAGACAACAATCCTGTGAAGCGTGTCGAGCGGGCGAAGATCGAGCCGTATGGCAAGATGGTTTCGCTTGGCGTGGATGAGGTGCGGGCGTTGCTGCAGGCGATTCCGAGAAACACAGTCTATGGCCTGCGGGACTTTGCGTTGGTCGTGACGTATCTCTACACCGGTCGACGTTCTTCCGAGGTTCGGTGCTTGCGCTGGGGCGATATCTCTACTGATCGCGGGCGTGTGTACTATGAGTGGCAGGGGAAGGGAAAGCAGCGAACGGATGAGCTCCCTCTCCCAGCCTATAACGCGATCGTAGAGTATCTCAAGGCAGCCGGGCGGTTTGACGACATTCAGGACGAGGATTACATCTTCACCGCGCTATCAGACGCGGCCACGCACTTCGACCACGTCGACGATATGCCTGAGAACAAGCCGCTCGGCTCCTGCTTTGTCAACCGTGTCGTCAAAAAGTGCGCCCGGCGGGCGGGATTGAAGTGGCGCAAGATCCATACTCACACGCTCCGCCACACGGCCGCGATGCTACGGGCAGAGCTCACCAACGACCTGAAGACGATTCAGGACTTCCTCAATCATTCCTCCCTGGCCGTTACGGAGATCTACCTGCGCCACGGGAAGAAGCGTGAGGATACGATGTGGGCCCAGGTCGAGGCGCTGATCGGCGTCGAGTAGAAGGAGATGGGCGGTAGCTCAGTGGCAGAGCGCGGTCGCACCGAGGTCGGGAGTTCAAGTCTCCCCCGCCCATATAGGTGGAAACCTTACCGCCAAGCCGGTGAATACATGAGACCGGCCACCAGGGAGCATTGCCCTGGGTGCGTTGACTGGACCGGGTAGGTCGCATACGCGACGGCCAAGTGTGAGTCATCTGGGGGGATGAATGTCGGCGAGGGCCTGAGACTGCGCTCACTGCTGAAGGTCTCCGGGGGTGAGAGCCCCCCACCCGGTCACCTACCATTGGAGGTTTTATGAGCGATTGGTCACCTGATCGAGCAGCGGAAGCGGCGCCGGTGGTGCTGGAGGTATTCAAGCGCTGGCGGAAGAGTCGCAATGCGCTGAGCCGGCAGGATCTCGTCGGGATGACGGGGTTGAGCGATCGGCTGATCCGCTCGGCTATTGCGGAGCTCCGCCGGCAAGGATACTTGATCATCGCCGATGAAAACGGCGGTTACCGGTTCGCTCGATCCGTGGACGAGGTCCTCGCCTACACAGCTTCACTCAAGAGCCGGGTCGATGCGCTCCGTGAGGTCGTTACGGCGATGGAGTCGGCTGCAGAGGATCAGTTCGGCTCGGGATCGTTGGCTCAGCAGATGTCGATGTTCTAGGTAGCTAATGGGATTATCGGAACAGGAGGTGGCCGATGTCCAACCTGGGGCGAGTGGTGCGGTTCGATTTGGATGGGATTAGACTCGAGCGGAGGCTGGTGGATTTGCCCGTGCTCGATGATCCGGGATCGGAGTTGAGCGTAGAGAGTCCGGTGGGTCGGGCTCTGCTGTCGGCCGCGGCCGGTGATGAGCTCGTGGTCAAAGCGCCGGCAGGTGATGTGGTTGTTAAGGTACAGGCTGTGGCCTAGCACTATTGTAGCAAGGATCGAGCGTTTCGTACCCATAGATCTGGAGGATTCGATGGACATTCTCAGTAACTTGGCCTGGGAGATCGGCACGTTGGTGTCCGGTATGCTGTTGACAGCCCTGGTCCTGGCGGTCGGTCACTGGTTTGAGTGGCCACGACGATTGACGCGGGTCGAGGCCTACATCTACGGCGTCGCTTCGCTATTCGCCGGCTTTGCGCTCTGGCGCGGGCTGAACGGCGATTGGCTGGGGCCCGTGGGGCTCCTGGTCATTTGCCTGGTCGGTGGCTTGACCGTGATTCTGGCGTACAAGTGGGACGGATTTGTGCTCCGAGTGCGTCAAGCGCGGAAGGTTGAAGGCCTCGATGACGAACTCCCACACTGAGGCCTGGGACAAGGTCCGGTCGCTGGAGGATATCCAGGCGTTGCTGGCGTCGGTCGATGCACGGCGAAAGCTGATCCGGACGCACGCCTGGCGGGAGGGGTCCTGGGACGTGGTCTTTGCGGAGGCTACGGTGATGCGCGATGAGCTCGAAGCATTACGCGAGCGCTTGACGGAGTGCTGGGAGGACCTGGTCGGAGACGCACGTGGGCAAGGAGCCTAGATGCGCCGTATGCGGCCGGCCCCTCCGGTCGCCGGAGAGCATCGCCGCCGGCGTAGGGCCCGTGTGTGCCGGCAAGCGTGGTCGTGGTGGTAGATCAATTGGTGGTGGGTCGCGGGGGTTACCGCGGGGTCTATTCTATCTGAATCATCAGGAGGAATCGATGGACGGTATTGGGGTCGACTTTATTGGGGTCAACGGAGAGGTGGTCGTAGAGGGCAGCCTGCGGCGCGTACCGATAACACGGATTACCACGTCAAGGTGGCAGCCTCGGGAGCCGATCTTTGACGGCGATGCGCTATGGGAGTTGGCCAAGAGCATCAAGGAGCAGGGGCTGATCAACCCGATCGTGGTCTTCCAATCGGGAGAGACGGAGTTCGGCGATCCGCTATACGAGCTCGTCGCCGGCGAACGGCGGACCCGGGCCGTGATGGGCATCGTCTGGGCAGCGTGGGACGACGATCAGACGTCGGAGAAGGACGCCGTGATGAGACTGGCGGCGGAGGGCCTCGAGGCCGTTCCGATGCCGGCGCTGATGCAGATCCACGAGGCGGGGGTGACGATCCTGGCCAGGGTCGAGTCGGGGGAGGATCTGAGCCGGCTCCACCAGCTGGCGGTGATCGAGAACATTGAGCGCCAGGGGCTGACGCCCCTCGAGGAGGCGCGCGCGCTCCACGGCCTGCAGCAGGAGCTGGAGCTTTCCCAGCGGGATCTCGCAGCTCGGATCGGCAAGAGTCAGAGCTACGTCGCCCAGCGGCTCTCCCTCCTCGGCCTGGCCGAGGAGGCCCAGGAGGGCGTGAGTACTCGCGTACTCAGTGCGACACACGCGCGAGCTATCGCGCGGGTACCGAAGGAGCTGCAGCCGGACTTCGTGGAATGGACCACGAACGCGATCTCGCGGAGCGACTCGCCGGCGACGACGCGCCAGGTCCAGAACCGCGCGCGCGAGCTCGCGGCCTTCGTCGACCCCGACCGGTGGCTGCCCAATGGGGAGAGGGTCTACAAGCCGCAGGATCGTAACCGGTTGGCGCTGATCCGCACGCTGCTGACCTGCGGCGGCGTCGACGTGGCCGAACACGGCAAAGATCTCCTGGGCCTAATTGCCGTTGGATGGGGAGATCACAACATATTGGCCAAGAGCCCGATCAAGGTGGTGCAGACGTATAACTTCATGCAGGCGGTTCTGGAGGCCCTGGGCTATTCTGGTCACACTCAGACGGTGTGGGACGATACAGCTCCTATGATGGGTCGAACGTGTTCGGAGTGCCTCTTCTACGGGGTCGATGTGGACTATGAGATACCCAGCCAATGGGAGCCCCATTGTAATCGAATGAAGGGTCACGATACGCTGGCCACGTGCCAGAACTTCATCGGCGTCGAGGATCCCGTTGCGATCCCGTTGGAGGTCTTTGATGTGCGCTGGTACAAGAAGGCCGGCGTCGACGTTGTCGAGGACCCGTTCCCGCATATGTCCTCGGTCAGCGCGTACGTGAACGGACTGCAGCTGGCCATTGAGCAGAAGAAGCAAGCGGAAGAGGAGGAGGATCGAAGGAAGGCTCAGAAGCATTTGGAGCCGATGAAGATGTATGTGGATTGGGTGACCAATCGTCCGAAAGAGGATCTCCGACACTTCCAGGCGCACTCCTGCTTTAAGTGTGTCCACTACGTCGCGAGCCTGGGGGAAGATCCTGAGGCCATTCCCTGCCGGTTCGCCCTCGATCCCCTGACGGACCATAGAGGCGGTAGCCGCGCGCCGAAGTATGGCGTGTTAGTGATGCGGGACGGCACGGTCCTCCCGCGGTGTGAGATGTTCTCCTACCGGAACATGCCCTTCATCGCACGAGAGGTAGGTGTCGAGCTGCCGGTCGATCGACGGATGGTGGTGGAATGGCTCCATGCTCTGGCGACAACCGGACACTACGCCACCGACGATCACAACGTGATATGGGGCGTCCTCCGGTGGTTGAACTACGGGCGATCGGGGAAGGGGAACGATTACGACAAGCTCAAGCGATACTTGATCGACAAGTGGGACGATCTCGGGGGAGATGGGGCGATCTGCACGCTCCTCAACGTGGTGCTGAGCGAGGGCCGGCTCCGGAATGGCCGGGCCACTATGCCGGCAACGCTGTTCAACGCGGCAACCAACAACCCCGAGGAGTTCGCGTTCATCGGATTCGACGAAGCCATTGGAGAGAAGCCAGTTTGGAGCTGGGTAGCTGATAGGTGGCCAGACGATTGGCCACGGCCGTGGGAGGATCACAGTGTTGAAGATTGAGCACGGTGGCCTGGCGATCTCCGTCGAGATCCCGGCCGGGATGGCCCTGGGGGAGATCGCCGACGCCTTCATCCAACTGGCGTTCGCGGTGGTGGCGGAGCTCTATGGCAGCGGCGCCACCACGGAGGACCTCGGGGGCGGCAACCCGGCGATGGAACTGTTTCGGGCGGAGAACTGTATGCGGTCGGTGTGGCGAGCGATTCAGAAGGGTAGCTTCGAGGTCGACGATGCGGATACCCATTAGCTCGACGTGGATCTGGCAGTGGACCCGGTGGCGCTTGGCAGCGGGCTATGACTGGCTGTCGTGGGAGATCTGCCTACAGCTGGACTTCCGGACGAAGCCGTTTGGTTCGTGGATGATCCGGTTGGGCATAGGGCCCTTCACGGCGAGGCTGTATCGCGAGGTTTGATGTCGACCGTCCTGGAAAGGGCGCTAGGGGGCCTTTCCCCGGCCTTGACCCAGCCGTGGCCCTGTAGAGCCGCCGCCACCCGGCATCTAGCGCCCTCCCCAGGGCGATCGACATCAAGGAGTTGTCTATGCGCAAAACATTTGTGAGACCAGTCCCGTCCCATTTGTGGATGCTGGATAACATCGGTATGACCGTGGCCTTATCTTCGCTAGGTGTTTGGTCGGAGTATAAGGAGGCTGGTGATAAGTTGTTTGGCCGTGGTTTCTTCCTGCAAGCTTGGAAGCGCTACGTTTTTCCGATTTTGTTTCCGGGAGAGTATTCCAATCGGGTGCGAAGATACGAGAGCCTGGAGAAGGTGTTGCAGAGAGAGTTTATCGATGCAGTGATAAAAGCCAAGATGGAACACGGGCTCTACGATCTGCAGTTTCCGGGATGCTGTAGCACCGAAAACCCACAGGATGAGGCCGGATGAGTTTGTAGGAGAGAGCGAATGAGGATAGGACCGTTGATTTTGCTTGAAGGAGACGCAATAGCCGCGTGGCATTGGAAGTGGTCCATTACGTGGCGGTGGGTGTTCTACTGGAGCCCCTACAGGCGAGATATGAACGTCGGGTTTTCGCGATTCAAGACGAACGGCGGCGTGATCCTACGGTTGACCTTGCCGGTGTTGGGTCATTGGGGACTGCAAACACAGAAGAATATGAGGCGAAAGCGACGGTAGTGATAATGGCCGTTAGTTGTACGGAAAGGCGAGGGTACCGTGGGTAGAGGTGGCCGTCCGGCGAAGGTGATGGCCCGGCTCCGCCGGCGGATCTTGGATTTGTGGCTTGATCACGCGTTCTACAAGGAGATCGTAGAGAAGGTAGGTGTTAGCCAACAGACGGTTAGGACCTATACGTCTGAGGCTGGACTGGAACGCGGATCCGGATGTCACAAGACGCTGGACGGCCGGTGGCGATGGAGAAAGCTTCCGAAGCCGCGGGAGACGTTCGGAGGCGTGCAGGTGGTCGAGGCGCTGCGCAATGAGCGGCACAACGCGCCTTCCGGTTGCGATCAGTGCCCGGTAGGAGATCTCTGCGCAGAGCTGACATTGCGTAACGAGAACACGCTGGTTCTCTGCGAACGCCCCTTGCTATGGGAGATCAATGGAGAGTTCAAGAAAGGATCGGGGAATCGATGGTGATTGGAGCGATCGTAGGTTTACTGTCGGTAGCCTGGTTGATCACGTGGCGACAGGTGCAGCAGCTGCAGAACCGGTTCGACCATCGAGTCAGAGAATGCCGGCAGGCGCGCTCGATGCTGTATGAGTATGCATCCAGGCGTCGACCCAAGCGGCGCCGCCGGTGCTACCTGGTGCTACGCCAGCGGCCGCCCGACCAGATCCTGATGCATGGCACACCGTTCAGTGCGAACTAACTTCGTATAGTCATGGGGGAGCACATTGCTAAGACAAAGCGACACTCAGATTAACGAAACCTACAAACTGGACATTTTGATATGGGTTTAGAGATATGGGAGGAGGTTCTAGGGGAGCTGAAGCTAGAACTGACTCAATCAGCCTACAATACGTGGTTGGCCAATAGTCGGTTGTTGTCCTATGACGACGACGTGCTGGTCGTTGCAGTCTGCAACGAATATGCGGCGGAGTGGCTGGACAGCCGATTGCGTGGAACGGTTGAGCGGATCGTGGCGCGCCGGATTGGCGAGGTGCAGCTGTCATTTGTTGTTAACGGTGATGGGGATGGGGACGCGGATGCAGAAACAGTTTTGGAAAATGCACCTCCCGATCCCCCCACCCCACCGGTCGCGGTGTTCGCTCCACCGACTTTCGACACGCACGAAGCGGGATGGTTTCCGGTGTCTGAATATGAGTGTCGATTCTGGGCGCCGTATCTGGGCCGGGTGGCCTGGCGGGTGTGGGAGATCGTCCGGAAGGCGGATCGCCGGCGGGAGAAGACGGCCTGGACGCCGGCGCGGCGCTGGACGGCGCCGTCCCTGGCGGCTCAGGTGCCCTGTGGCCGGCAGGCGATCACGGGCGTCAACAGGAAGTGCGATCCTGATCACTCGGATGCTGTGCTGCAAGACGACGGTGTCTACCGTCGGTACCAGCCTGGCGCGTTTGACCGACTCCAGGAGGCAGAGATCGCAGAGGTCGAGCGACGTGGCCAGGGGCCCCACACGACGTACCGTGTGCGAGTTCGGACGAAGCTCCCCCTCCTCAAGCCTCAGCAGGTTCAGGGACTGAAGGCGCGGCTCCAGGTGGAGCACGATCGGTGGCTTGCCGACCACGGCTTCGATCCGGCTGACTGGGACGTGTAGCACAGCCGTTCTATCGATGCGTTTGCATCGGTCTACCGATGCATTTGCACACAAGCACGCACACATAGACGCACACAACCCCGCGCTGCGGGGTTTCTTTCACGCCGGTGCGTGCGGTGATCACGCACGCAGAATGCAATCATACAACGATGATCCTGCTGGTCGCTGCATCGGGTCACCGGTGCGTAGCATCAATCCATCGATGCAAACGCACTCACCCAGAGGGACAAGAAAAGATAAGAAGAACCTTCAAAGAAAGAGTAGGGATATCCCTATGAAAAAGACTAAACGAACCTATGTTTGGATCAACAAACGCTTGTTGTCAAATCGTCTCGCTAGCACGAACAAAATATGGCGAATTGTTGACAAACTGGACCGAGGATATAGATGCGGTAAGTATCACAGAGTTGAATTGATGTTGCAGGACTTACGAAATGTGGACTTCTCATCGCAGATATACCCGTGGATGAAATATGAAAGTTCGGTGGGCAAAGGCGCATGGGCATTGATGCCCCACACATGGTGTGGACACGGGTTTGCTCGCGCGTACGGAGATCCACCGTTCATGCAGGTTGTCCCACCTGTGTCGAAGTTCAGCTATAGCTAGCCGAGACTATACCGATATTGACGAGGAGGAACAAGGTGAGTGAGAAAAGCAAGAATGAAGATGGGGTTGTCGTCAATGGGTCATTACCCCATGTCGACGTTCCCGAAATAGCGCCTGTGCAACCGACGGTCTACTTGAGTGCGGTTTGTACAGTCTGTGGCAGGTCATTTGACTTGCATGGCCGGTGCGGGTGCTCCTCAAATGGGTGAGAGGATGTTCTGCTCCAGGTTCGCGCTGAATGGTATCGCTAACGCCGATTATCAGGACGGTTGTGAGTCCTCCGATTTGACATCTCCCGTTGGCCCCATATAATGTAAGCACAATCGAACATTCGCCCTGGTAGCATATACATGGCGCACCTCCCCTCAGGGGAGGTGCGCCATTTTGTGTTTCCTAAAGGAGGCTTGCGGTGGACGCTGTTATGGACGTCTTGCAGTGGGTGCTGGAGCACATCGAGGAGATCGCGCTGTTGGGCGCGTTGGTCGTCACGATCATCGACGGTGGGCTGAAGAAGGCGCGAGCTGTCGCCGTCTCGTTGATGCTGGAAGCGGAGAAGGTCGCCCAGCACGAGGTGGAGCTCAGTGGGCCTGAGAAGATGCAGCGGGTGTTGTCCGACCTGGTCGACCGGCTTCCCGTGAACGTCAAGGCGGTTCTGAAGGCGCTGGCCACCCTGCGAGGCCAGTCGCTTGAGGAGACGATTGCCGACCTGGCCCAGCGTTGGTACGATGCTGCTGTCAATGCCTGATCCAGGTATGGCCAACATCATCGAACTGATTGCGAGTGCCGGCGGAACGTTGGGGCTCGCCGTCTTTGCCATTTGGATGCTCAATAAGACCTGGGAACTGCGCATCGAGGAGGTCAAGCGATACGCAGACTCGTTGCGAGATATGAACTGCCAAATGCGGGAGGTCATAGAGCGAAACACTGAGGCTTGGATGAGGATGTTGGAGCGGGTCGATGGCTGATCAGGATCTGATCACGGTCGCCGGCATCACGGCGCGAGCATTGCGAGAGCTGGCTGCGACGTTGGAGAATGAGATCGCCGCGGTCGACGACGAGCAGCAGCCCTTCATCGTCGACCTGGTTGGCCAGCTTCCCACGAATCGATCCCCGGATCATCCCTACCTGGTGCAGCGCGGATGGTCCTGGTGGCGCCTCCGGAAGTCGGAGGAAGTCACCGGGATCACTATCCATCACACGTTGAGCCACTCGCCCGAGGCCACGGCCGCGTATTGCTCGCGGCCGGTGAGCCAGGGTGGGAAGGGTTACCCCTCTATTCAGTACAATTACTGGGTTTCCGCCGGCGATGAGTGCACGATCTACAAGTGTGCTCCTGTCTCCTGGGCTCTCTGGCACGATCATACCGGTGCCAATCCGACGACAATCAGCATCGGTATGGCCGGCCACCTCCACACTCATAAGCCGCCGGCGGAGCAGATCGACGCCACGGCACGGTTGGTGCGGTGGCTGATGGATAGCCTGGGTTTGGAAGAGGACCAGGTTCAGGGGCATACAGACCGGTACGCCGGCACGATTTGCCCAGGATGGTATCGGGCGCGTTGGAAGGGCGATTTCTTTGAGGCGCTACGGGGGACGTAGTGAGCAGTCAGCCGACCCTTCTGGATGACCCCGTTGTTATGCCGGCACAATCTCACGGCACGACGACGGTTGACGCGCTCGAAGAATGGTTCGACGAGACGGCCTCCCCCTCCTGGAAGGAGGGCTACGACTTTTTGAAGAGTCGTGGGGTACGGCACCGGTATGCAGCATTGGCCGTATGGCTTTCCCTCTCCACTGATGATCGGGGGGATATCCAGACACGGGAAGACTTCGCCCGTTTGATGGGGGTCTCGCGATCGACGACCTACGATTGGGAGAAGAAGCATCCGGTTAGAGAGTGGGCCCAAGCCCTCCAGGTGATGCGTCTTCGAGGCGCACGTCTGGCGGAGGTCGACGAGCGGACCTATCGAGCGGCGATCTCTGCAAACGGCAGTGCGACAGATCGGAAGTTGTATTACCAGAGGGCGGGTGTTTGGGAGGATCGCGTCGGCGTGCGGCCGGTGGATCCCGATGACGGGCCGGCTGCATATGAGGACGTGACGGATGAGGAGGCAGAGGCAATCCGACGCGCGTTGGCGGAAGAAGCTGCGGGCGGTAGCCAGGCGGGATAGCGCCGTCTTCGCCAGGGTGTGGCGGGAGGGGATTGTCCCCGGGCCACATCAGTACGAAATGGCGAAGAGGGTAGACGATAGCACGTTACAATACCAGGCCGACTTCTGGCCGCGAGATCACGGCAAGAGCGAGATCTTTTGTCTCGCTTATCCGCTACGTTTGATCTGCGAAGATCCGAACATCCGGATCTTGATTGTGCGGAAGACTGCAACGGAAGCGGAGAAGACCGTCTCCGTCATCAAAACGGAGCTCGAGCGCAACGAGGAGCTGAAAGCGTATTACGCTCCGCACTGGGAAGAGACAGTTGGTCATCGTGATATCTCCAATGCCACGGGGACAGTCGAGCGGGAGGGACGCCGGGAGGGCGCCTGGCAACGCCGGCGGATCTACGTCAAGCGGACCAGGCGCGGGACGGACCCAACGCTCGAGGCGGTTGGCGTTGGCGGGGCGATCACGGGCGGCCATTATGACGTGATCATCTTGGATGATGTAGAAGACGACGAGAATACCAAGACAGAGGCGCGCTTGAGGTCGCTTCTGGAGTGGTTGATGGGCACCATTATGCAGCTCAGGGAGCCCCATACAAAGATCGCGATTGTGGGGACGCTGAAGACTGCACAACCGGACATTTACAATTTCGTTCTCAATAACCCAATGTGGTCGTGTAGGGTCGAGTCGGCGATCAAGCGGCCTCGTCTCGATAATATACATTATGACGTCATCCACAACGACGAGGGCCGAGTGGTCGACGTGGTCGTCCACAACGAGGAAGAGATCGAGGTCCTCTGGCCGGCTAAGTGGCCGATTAAGGCCCTGTTGCTGGATATGCTGGCCAGCATCCGGAGCATATGGATCAGGGAGAAGCTGAACGATCTCCGAGCGCTGGCAGGGTCGATCTTCAAGCGGACGTGGTTTTCTTACAAGCCGCGTGAGGAGCTCCCCCGCGTCTTCGATCAGATCGTACAGGCATGGGACACAGCCTTCGAAGACACGGATGCGGCAGACTGGAGCGTATGCGTTACGGTTGGCCTGGCGGCCGGCAAGGCCAACATCCTCGACGTCTTTCGGGACAAGCTGGAATTCTGGGCCCTTCCGCAGGCGATCAAGCGGCAGTATACCAAGTGGCGCCCGGAGGTGGTCCTGGTCGAGAAGAAGGCCAGCGGCCGGTCTGCGATCCAGGTCCTGCAGAAAGAGACGACACTTCCGATCGTTGCCGTGAAGCCGGATGGGAAAGACAAGGCGGCTAAGGCGCGATCGATCACGCCGTTCTATGAGAGCGGCCGGGTGGTCCACGTGGCCGGGGCGTCGTGGCTCGACGTCTTTGAAGACGAGCTCACGATGTTTCCGAAGGGAGCCCACGACGACCAGGTCGATGCGTTGGTGTACGCGCTCCTCCGATTGTTCCTGGAGGAGATCCAGCAAATGAGCTCAGCACAGATCGACTGGTACGCCCAGACGGGCGCTCAGGTCGAATCGGCGGCGCCGGCGAGGACTGAGGACGAAATCGAGCGGTTACTAGAAGAGGCGGCGGTAATCAATGAGCGTTGAAAGCATCTTTGATAGGGAGGAATTCAAACCGCTCCGTAGCCGGTGGAATAGCCGGCTGAAGGAGCTGGCGCGCCGGGCGTCGTATTACGATGGCTCGGTCTACAAGCATATCCCAGAGCTGTTGGGGTGGTTTGGACCTCGGTTCTATCAGAAGATCCGGCCGCTGTATCTCCCCCTGGCCAGGGCAGTCGACGTCGACGCGGGAATCATTCCCGCGGGTTGGACCTTTTCGGATGACGCACCAGAGGTCTGGGCGCCGGCTCGGAAAGCGGTGTTCGATTGGTCGAGTTGGAAGACAGACGGGGTTCTGTTAGTTCATTACGGTGCCCAGTACGGCGTTGTGGGTCTCAAGGTCGCCGACGTGCGGCTCGAGAAGCGGATTGTGATCAGCGCATTGGATCCCCAGACCTTTATGCTGGTTGGAGCTGGTGAGACGCCAGATATGGCACTGGTGATCGAGAAGCGGACCGACGCGGCCGGGAATCCGTTCCAGTATGCGGAGGTTGTGACTCCGGACTTGATCCGAACCTTCAAGAACGGCGTGCCAATGGGGTTCGACGGTCGCGAAGCTGAGTACCAGAACGATCTGGGATTCGTTCCCTTCGTCGAGACCGTCCACATTGAGAACGGCAAGCCCCTCGGGGAGTGCACCTTTCAAAAGGCCATTCCGTTGCTCGATGAAGTCAACGGCCTCGCCTCGCGGTTGGCCGACATTGTCAACAGGCACGCTGAGCCACAATGGGCTGTCTTTGGCTCAGAGAGCTCCGATTTGGTCAAGAGCGGCGACAACGTCTGGTTCTTCCCTGGGGAAGGATCGGATGCTCGGCCGCTCGTCGCTGACATTGACGTGCCAGGCGTTCTGGAGTTTGTGCGGGAGATCCGCGACCAGGTGCACGGCGCGCTTCCGGAACTCTCATTTGACGAGCTACGGAAGAAGGATCAGATCGCCACAGCGACGCTGGAGCTGCAATTGATGGAGCTCGTGCTCAAGGTGCATCGGACCCGACCAAACTATGACGAGGCCTTGGCACAGGCCCTCCGTTTGGCCGGCCGGGCGGCGCGCTCGATGGGGATCCCCGAGGTCGCGGTGCTGGATGATCCGGCATTGGCCTTCGATGAGCAGCGGCCGGTGATACCTCTCGATCCTGAGACCCGGATGCGGCTGGAGTTGATGGAGCTAGAGCTGCAGATGCAACGGGCAATGGTTGAAGGCTCTTAACATCCGTATCGATAAGGGCGATTATGCCGACAAATCCGCGTGACCAGATCCTGCGGTTGGCCACCAGGAACAAGCGGTTCCTGGACCGGCTCGATCTGCAGATGACGCGAGAGGTCAACAAGGCCTATGGCGCGGCCAGGCGGGAGCTTGTCGGCTTGATTCGGGAGCGGCGCGCGGCGCTGCTGCAGGGGACATTTCGGGGCGAGCGGTCGACACGAGAGCGTGAGCTCGCCCGTGACGTCACACTTTTACAACAGATCGAGGGGCGTCTAGCGACCCTCACTGAAGAGACGGGTGGGATCATTCAGACGAGCTGGGATGAATCGATCTCCTACGCCAACGAGTTGAGTGAGGAGGAGATCGCCGCGGTCCTCGAGGGCCTCGACGCCGATCAGGTTGTGGGGTTGCCGGGGATTGGGGATCTGCGGTTCAGCACCTCGATGATCGACTTCTCCGCGGTGGAGATCGGCCTCGAGGAGTCGCTGGCAGCGATCCAGCAGAGCCAGGCCCAGACGGCGCGGGTCCTGCGGACGGAGCTCAGGACCGGGCTGTTACGCGGTGAGTCGTTCGACGATCTAGTCAAGCGACTGATGGCGGCGAACGGAAGCGTATTCTCGAGAGGGAGGCTCTCAGCGCTGCTTGGGGCCCGCCGCAACGTGATCTATGCCAACAACGGTAGCCGTCAAGCCTGGTATGAGTACTGGGGTCAGGAGATCCCCGGCCTCGAGAAACAGGCCGTCGCGGCGATCGACCAAGATACGACGAACTGCTGTTTACGGGTTCACGGACAGATCCAACCGTTGGGTGATCCCTATGAGCTGAAGGGTACGCCGCGGTTCGCGCCGAAGATTGCATTCCCTCCGTTTCACTGGAACTGCAGGACGTCGTCGACGGCTTACCATCGAGATTTCGAGCGGGGAGCCCAGGTCACGACGACCGATATGCGAAGGGCCGCCCGGGCGGAGATCCGGGCCCGGCGAGACGGAAGCCGGGAAGAGATTCACCCAGCGCACGCAACGAGTGGGAGAGGATAGTGGATCCTATCAAGGTTGATGTTTATCTGTTGGACCACGTCAAGGTCGGAGCGTTACGCTTCGGATGCAGCGAGATTGACGATTTGCGAGACGGTGATCAGAAACTCAACGGGTGGATCAAGTGCAATGATCTTCAGGTCCTGGTTGATCGGGATCTAGCTGATGACGTCAAGGTCGTCACCGTATGGCACGAGATCCTTCACGGGCTGATCGAGCAAGCCGGATTCGACGATCACGACGAGCGGTTGATCACCGCACTGTCGTTTGGGCTTCATCAGGTACTAAAGGACAATCCCGACTTGGTCGGGTTGTATCGCTAACGTGGATTATGCCTTCCGTGGCGTAGCACGTAAAAAACGAAGGAGGTTGTAATGGCAGACGAAGGGAAGAAGCAAGATCCAGGTCAGACGCAAGACCCAGGGGAAGGATCGGGCAAGACTCAACAGCCCGGCGGCGATCAGCAGCCGGGACCAGTCCCCTATGAGCGCTTCAAGGAGGTCAATGACCAGCTGAAGCAAATGAGTGATCGACTGGCAGAGATCGAGCAGGAGCGCAAGGAGGCCGAGGAGCGGCAGCTGAAGGACCAGGAGAAGTGGCAGGAGCTGGCCGAGAAGCGCGCGCAGGAACTCGCAGCGGAACGGCGGGCCCGGCTACGGCTCCAGGTTGCGAGCAGCAAGGGTATTCCGGCGGATCTGGCCGACCGGTTGCAGGGAGAAACTGCGGATGAGATGGCGGCCGACGCCGATCGGATGCTCGAGTATCTCAAGCCGTCCGAAGGACCGGGGGTACCGCCAAAGAAGCCTGGTGGCGGGTCAACGAAGCTGGACCTGGAGTCGATGAGCCCGGAGGAGATCCGGGAGAAGAAGGGCGAGTTATGGGACCAGGAGTTCAGCGGCTCGCAGTAGGCTCCTCGTGGCGTAGCACGTAAAAAACGAATGGGGCGTGAGAAACAACCCAATCAGACGAGGAGGTAGTGAAGATGGCGAATATCGGAACTGGGGAACTCAGTAACAGTCTGGCCACCATCGTGGCGGCCGAGGCGCTGGGGTACCTGAAGGCAAACACGGTCCTGGCGCGCCTGGTGGCGCGGGACTGGGACGACGAGGTGGCTGTGCACGGCCAATCTGTGGTGATCCCGTTCACCGGCAGCCTGAGTGTCAACGACAAGGCTGCGGACACGTCGGTCACTTTGCAGACGCCGTCGGACAGCAAGGTCACCGTGACCCTCAACAAGCACAAGGAGGTTTCGTTTCTCATCGAGGACATCGGTCGTGCGCTGGCGCGGCCGGACTATCTGAACCAGTACATGGCAGATGGTATGCAGGTCCTGGCTGAGCAGATCGACTCCGACCTGGCCGCGCTCTACTCCGGCTTCTCTCAGACGATCGACGCCACGGCCGGCCTGGCCGAGGATGACTTCCGCGAAGCGCGTCGCCAGTTGAATTCGGCGAAGGCGCCCCTGGGTGATCGCTACGCCGTTCTGCACGAGGATGCCGAGTACGAGATGCTGGGCATCGAGCGGGTGGTGAATCGTGACTATGCGGAGAGCCTGGGGAGCGCGGCCGCGGGGTCATACACCGGTCGCTTCGCCGGCTTCGACGTGTTCATGGATCAGAAGATCGAGGTCGCTACCAGCCAGTGCAAGAATCTGTTCTTCCAGAAGAACGCTATGGTGATGGCCACCCGGCCGCTGCCTCCGGCGCCGACCGGTGCGGGCGTCATCCAACGTGTGATGAACGAAGACGGTGTGGGACTGCGCGTTACCATCTCCTACAACCCCGACCACCTGGGCGTGCAGGTGACCATCGACGTGCTCTACGGCGTCTCCGAGCTGCGGGACAACCACGGCGTCGTCGTCAGCACCAGCGAGATCTAGCGCATACAGACGAGAACTGACAGAAGGAGGTTCTGATGAAGACGAATCGCAAGGGCCTGATGTCGGCTGTGGCGGCATTCATTGTGGCGATGATTCTGTTGGCCGGGTTTGTGTTCGGCCTTGAGCCGGAACCACCGGTGGCGGAGGCAGCTGGAGGAGCGTCCTGGCCACTCACGATCAACTCCTCGAGCATCGCGGCCGATACGACTTGGACGGCACGGCAGTGGAGTTGGGACGGGTCCATCTACGACGAGATCGAGATCTTCTACAGCATCGACCAGGGCACAACCAACACGACCACGCTCTACCTGGACGTCTCTCCCGATAACTCCCTGTGGGTGACCGGGTACTCTACCATCGTGAGTGCGAACGCGGCCGACGCCACGAGCTACGCGACGGCGACGATCCGCGGCCGGTACTATCGAATCCGCGCCGACACGACCAACACCAACACGATCACGCCTACGGTGCAGGTCATCCTGCGCGATAACGACTGAGGAGGTCTGCATGGCAACGAAGAAGAGTGAGCCCAAGGAGAAGGTCTACTATATCGTCAACCCGGCCGGAGCGGTGCACGTGGTAACGCGAGAGCACGCCAGGAGCCGTCTCCGCCAGGTCGGCTACCGGATGGCGACGAAGGAGGAGGTCGCGGCCTACAAGAAGGCGAAAGTGCAGGTGCATGATCAGCCGATCGCGGAGCCGTGGTCGCCAGAGCCGGAGCCGGAGCCGGAACTCGAATAGCGCGGGCCTAGTGCCCGAAACGGCCGCCCCGTCCGGACCTCCTGACGGGCGGGGCGGTCGTGATAATGGGAGTTAGTTATACGATGACAGAACGAAACCACCTCTCGAACGGCCGTTTCCTACACGATCTCGATAACTGGGTGGCCAGCGGTGCTGAGTACAGCGCCGGCGATGGCGATGACCATTACGGCGTCGCTGTGTTGAGCACTGGCGGCGACTACGTCGAGCAGACATTCAGCGTGGCCCGAGTACGCGCGTACTCACTGCACGTCGCGGTCAAGGCGGTGGGCGGTGATCTGTCGGGGTCGAATGTGGTGGCTACGATCACCGACGGCGATGGGAACACGGTCACCGAGCAAGATCTGAGTGGGACGGCCGATACCTGGACCGAGACCACAGTGAGTATCGGCCTAGCCAGCGGCACAACCTACATCTTACGGATCACCAACAACGACGCCGGCCGGGACGTGAAGATCGACGACGTGTGGATCTGGCACGTTCCGATCACGCGGGCGGCGCTCGCGGCCCGCGTGTCGACGAAGTTGGCTAGGCTGGCCAGCGATCGGAGTCTGACCACCACCGCCAGCGGCTCCCTCACTGAAGGAGACTACACCTACGCTGTGGATGCAGGACTGCGGGCGGTGATGGCGATCAACCCTGAGACCGGGGATCCTGATATCCGGTATGTGGGACCTGGAGACGTCAACATCGTCATCGATGCCGTCGAACGACAGATGCTGGAGCGCCTCCGAAGGGATTATGCGGTCGAGGTCGATCTCCAGCTGGGGCCGCGGCGGGAAAGTCTTTCGCAGATCAGCAAGGCGATCGGGGAGCTCACCGGAGGCGAGGGGAGTGAAGGACGCCGGCCGGAGGTGCGGAGGTTGTATCACGAATGACTAGCGGATTTTCACGGATGGCCACGACCACGGCCAGCACGAAGCGGTCACCGGCCGCGGTGGATGGGAAGATCGGAGAGATGGAGACAAATCTCACCGGGCTTTCGATTGTGCCATTGATGCCGGTCGATCCGGACACGGTGCAGGATCTGCCGCTGCGATCACCTCGGGAGGCGAAGCAGACGTTTGTCGAAGGTTTGCTTGATATCGTAGAGGGGGATCGGCTTGTTGTTGATTCGACTGAGTACGTGATCCGGTCGGCTGCAGAGTGGGACGGCGCTCGGGGGGACTTTCTCCACCTGGTCGTCGAGGAGTTGAAAGCGTCGTGACAATCGGGCTTATCGGTACGGTCAATGATTGAAGACGCTGAGATCCGTGGATTGCAAGAGACCCAGGCGCGGCTAGAGCGGCTCCTGGAGAAGATCGGCGCGGGGCCCGGGCTTCGGTCGATCATTGCGCGGGCGGTGCTGAGAGCTCACCGGTACACGACGATGATCGTGCACGTGCTCAGCGGCCGGTTGAAGAACAGCCTCTTTCCGCGGGTGACCGGACAGGTCAACCAGGTGTATGGTGTGGTAGGTACGAACGTGGCCTATGCTCCTTACGAGCACCAGCGGGGCGGCAGTCACGCGTTCTTTGACCGGACCGTTAAAGAGGATGGTCCGGCGATTGTGAGGCAAGTCGAGCAGGACGTGGCTCGTGAAGTGGATCGGGCCGGAGGAGGCTAGATGGCGAGACAGACGTTGACGGTACAGACGATAGATTTGGACGGTCTCGAGGCGACGTACACGGCAGCGAACGGAGATGGTCATTCGTTCGCCAACGATGGCCGGGTGCTCTTGCACGTCAAGAACGGGGACGCGGCCGACAAGACGATCACGGTTCAGACGCCGGCGACGGTTGAAGGGGTCGACGTTGCGGAGGTGACCGTTACAGTCCCGGCTGGAGAGGAGCGGTTCATCGGCCTGTTCTCCCGGAAGATCTTCAACCAGAGCGGTGGTGTGGTCTATGTCGACTATAGCGCTACCACCAGTGTGACGATTGCAGCGCTGAAGGCGATCCCCCGATGAGCGTCCCTTCCCGCGAGACGCGCCGCGAGAAGTTGAAGGTGCTCCTGGAGGCTGACGGTAGCTGGCAGGCGGTCTACGACCACCAGCCGGCGTCGTTTGGTGGACAGAGCCCTATCGCGACGGTGCACAATGGCGGCGTCGAGTTTCCTTCCGAGACGTTTGGAGGGGACGAAGACGCCGTTATGGAGCTCCTGGTGACCAACTACGTCAAGCGGGACGAACCGGACGCGGCCGAGGACACGCTCGACGATCTCCTGGCGGCGGTGGTCGACGTGGTGAAGGTAAATCGGAAATCTGCTGGTTATTGGGCGAGGCTCGAGGTCTCCGGACCGACGGAGCCGGACTACTACGTCGTCGATGGAGTCCAGTACCGGGCGGAGTTGATCCGCCTGCAGGCGACGATCTACGTGTGAGGTAGGCTATGAACAAACGGTATCGAGTGTTGCAGAACCTGACCAGGAAAGCAGATGGTAGCCTCTTTACACCTGGTCAAGAAGTAGAACTAGATCTCAGCAGGGCCGGTGAACGCCAGCTGGTGGAGATGGGCGTCATTGAGCCGATCGAAGAGAAGCAACCGAAGAAGGAATCCAAGAAGGAGGAGGTGAGCAAGAATGGGGACTAAGTATAGCTCGCAGGATCTGGAGATTACGTTCAACGGAACCGATATCACTGGGGATGGCGCGTCGCTGGATGTCGACGAGAGCGAGCCGGCCGAGGACGTCACGGGGTTCGGTGACGAGGACAGCGAGCATATCGCGTCGGGTGTGACCGAACGAAAGGCTACCTACGACGGCTTCGACTCGACCGAAGAGACGATCTACGACGCGCTGGTGCCGGGCACTGAGGGGACACTGGAGTGGTACCCCCAGGGCAATTCCACCGGGAATCCGAAGAAGTCGGTGACTGCGATCGTGACCAACCGGAAGCGGAGCTACAAGGTTCGGAAGGCGGTTGCACTCAGTGCGGAATTCCAGCTCAGTGGCGCCGTTACTGACAGCACCGTCGCGTAGATCTAACAGCAGGACTATCAGGAGGAACAATGCCTAAGAAGCTGGATACCAAAGGGCGGCCCGTGAGCCGTCGCGTACCATCGGATGATCTCGAGAGCCAGGGACCCGGGACCTGGGTCGAGTTTCGACGCCGTCTGGGGATGAAACATATCAAGATGGTGGCCGAGATGGCGACCTGGCAGGGTGTATCGTTCAAGGAGAACCCCACTCAAGTGCTTGGGATGATCGAGCGCTTTGGGGAGATCCTGAGCGAGATGCTGGTCGACTGGAACTGGACCGACGGTGAGGGCGATCCTCTGCCTAAACCGAAGAAGAACCCCGATGCAATCGGTGAGCTCACCTTCGAGGAGTTGAACTGGCTGATCGAGGCGATGGCCGAGAATCTCGGGAAAATGAGGAAGCCCCAGGGAAACTGATTCTGGATCAGCTCGCGAGGGCATTGCACCTGGGCAACGAGACTCCTCCCTGGGCATACATCGAGCTGGTGTTATGCCGGGACGTGTATCACTGCACGCGACGCGAGCTGTATGAGATGGACCCTGCGGACGTGCTCCTCGACCTCGATATGCTGGAAATCGAGACGGAGATCAAGAACCTGCATCGGTTTGACTAGAAGATAGGGCCGGGCTTGGGCGCGCGGGACGCCGGCGCCGACGAAGGGGGATCCTCACCCTGCCCGGCTCTTTTGAGGACCAACTGGAGGAGGTTGGCTCTATGACGCGATAAGATCGATTATCAGGACGGGAACGTGTCGCGAAACACCATCGAGCTGATCCTCTCAGGAACTGACCAGAACGTCTCAAGTATGCTCGACCGGGTCACCTCCGGTTTGGGCGGCTTGGGACAGGTCGCGTCTAATGCGCTGGGGGTCCTCGCCGGCAACCTGGCGACGGCCGCGATCCAGCAGGTGACCGACCTGGGCCGGGCGCTGGCCGACGATCTGGTCAACGAGGCGCCGCGACTCGAGCAGGTAGCGACGTCGTTTGAGAATCTGGCGGAAAGCGCCGGCCAGAGTGCCGACGTGGTACTGGCCTCGATGCGAGATGCTGCCAACGGCATGGTCTCCGACGCCGAACTGATGGAGTCGTACAACCAGGCCCTTCTCCTGGTTGGGGAGAGTATGGCCGACCAATTCCCAGCGCTGCTGGAGATCGCTCAGGCGAGCGCCGCGGCGACCGGGGAAGAGGTCGGCTTCATGCTGGACAGCCTGGTCACCGGTATCGGCCGGGCCTCGCCACAGATCCTGGACAACCTGGGGTTGACGATCAGCGTCAGCGAAGCCTACGAGCAATACGCCTCGACGCTGGGTATCGCGGCAGACGAGATGAGCCGTGCCCAGCAGCAGGAGGCCCTCCTCAATGCAGTGGTGGCCCAGGGCGGCGATTTCGTCGAACGGCTGGGAGACAACACCGGCGGGGCGGCCGCGACGATCGGGCAGATGCGGACCAGCTTGCAGAACCTGAAGGATGGAGCGTTGCAGGCGCTGCTGCCGGCCCTGCAAGCGCTTCTGGAGCCGCTGGCAGGCTTGGCCGAAGACTATGGACCGGTTGTCCTTTCCTGGGCAGCGGAGTTCGGTGAAACCCTCGGATCGCTGATCGATTACTTCGTTTTCGCTGCAGAAGAGGGAGATGCACTCAATGACTTCCTGGCCAATCTACCGGAAGGCCTCCAGCCGATTGCGCAAGCCATTGGAGAGGTCCTAGCCGGCGGTGGGCTAGAGAGTCTGATCCCGGATGCTGTGCTCGAGAACGTCGATGCGTTCACTGCGGGGTTGCAGCCGGTCCTTACGACGATTCGAGACGAGATCTGGCCGGCGATTGTTGAGTTTCTCCCGACCCTACAGCTGTGGGGCGAACAACTGCTAGAGCTGGCGTCGAACGCACTTCCCCTTTTAGCTCAGGCTCTGCAGTTTGTCGTTGACAACTGGCAGATCTTCGCGGTCATCGGGGGTGTCGTCGCCGCGGTGGTGCTGGCAATCGAGGCACCGATCGTGGCAGTCATTGCGGCTCTGGCTGCTCTGTATCTGGCTTGGCAGAACGACTGGGGCGGCATCCGGACGACGCTGACGGAGTTCTGGGAGGGGAGCCTGCAGCCGGCTCTCCAGCAGATTGCAGCCTGGCTCCAGGAGCGATTGCCGGTAGCTATCGCCACGCTGAGCGCGTTTTGGACGGAGCGGCTGCAACCGGCTATTCAGGCGGTGGTCGGATTCTTCCAGGGTAGTGTGATGCCAGTCCTATCGACCGTGGCCAATGTGGCCAGCGCGGTTCTGGGCGCAGCGATCGCGACCCTGGCGGCAGTTTGGGAGAACGTGCTGCAACCGGCACTGGCCACGGTGTGGGGATTCTTCCAGAACAGTGTCATCCCGATCATCAACGCGGTGGCCGACGTAGCCAGCGCAGTGCTCGAGGTTGCGATCACGGCCCTGGCCGGGGTTTGGCAGAACGTTCTCCAGCCGGCGCTGGAGGCGGTGTGGGGCGTCATCTCCGACAGTGTTATCCCGGTCTTCGAAGAGATCGCCGGGTTTGTGGAGGACAACGTGGGGCCGGCGCTGGAGCGATTTGCGAATACGGTGCTGCCGCCGATTCAAGGAGCCTTCGAAGGGATCTCCGACGCGATCTCCGGAGTGGTCGATTGGCTGGGTGACCTGGCGGATCGAATCCGCAATCTGGAGCTGCCGGATTGGCTGACTCCAGGATCCCCCACACCGTTCGAGACCGGTCTGCGAGGAATCGCCGATGCGATGGGTGAGCTCACGCGAGTAAATCTTCCGCAGTTTGGCCAAGGTCTCCAGGCCGGGGGGCTCGGGGCTCCAGCGGGCGCCGGCGGCTCGGGGGTCACGTTCCAAGGATGTACGTTCATCCTCCAAGACGTGGATGACGCGGATAGCCTGCTGCAGCAGCTGCAGGATCTGGCGGAGTAGTCGTCGTGATAATCGATGTTAGCGAAACGGTGAGTTATGAGCGGTGATCTGACAATCGTATCGTGGGATGGAAACAATATCAACGACGGTTCGAATTACCGGGCCGTCTTCCGGCCTGGGTTGGCTTGGGGATTACCAGGTGTACGGACGCGCCAGGTCCGGCGCGCCGGCGGCTGGCCGGTGGCCAGCGGCATCGAGCGGCCTGGCCGCCAGCTGGTGATGTTGGTGACCATCCTTGACACGGCGAATCTGCGCACGCGCCGCGACGAGCTCCTCCGCTGGTTTGACCCAGAAGATGAAGAGTCTAAACAATTAGTCATCGAGGACAGCGACGGTAGTGACGATCGGTACGTCTACGCGATCTGCGAGGAGTTCAAGCCCCGGGTGATCCGCGGCGTGGCCAGCAAAGTGGCCTTTATGGTGCTCCTCACCATCGATGGAGACGTGCGATGGCGGTCGACCAGTGAGACGTCCGACAGCTGGAGCATTACAGCTACCGGGCAGACCAACACGATCACCAACGGTGGATCTGATGATGCATATCCCACGTTCGAGCTTACTCCCACCTCGGCCAAGACTGGCGGCTACGCATACCGCGAGTTCTGGTCGGTCACGTGGCGCTCAGACAATCCGGGCACGCGGTATCCGCTGCGTCTGGGTCCTATCGATACCGCAGCGCTCATTACGGCCGGGAAGATGCAGGTTGACGGGGATGATCTACGGGTGTTCATCGACGGAGTCGAGATTGATCGATGGATGGTTGATATCAACACGGCCAACACCTACGTCTGGATCAACGCTGATTTCCAGCCTCAGCAATCAGGCACACTCAAGACAGCGATCGCGTCCAGTGGCACGATCTCGTCGATTGAGTTCGAGGATGACGAGGACATCAGCGGGCTACCGCAGTCGGGATTGGTGCGGATCGATGACGAGCTATTTGTATACGCGAACAAAAGCGACGCTGATCGTGAGTTGACGGGGATCACTCGAGCTGCGAAGGGCACCAGCATGGCGGCTCACACGGCTGGCGATACGATTTCCTGGATTCAGCGTGAGATCCAGGTTGTCTACGGCAACTCGTCTGTGAGCGCTCCGGACGTTGATGACGACTACAAGCCGATGTTTGTATTGGGGTCAAGCACGAACGTTCAGTGGTATTACACCTCGTTCGGCGACGGCAATGGGAAGCGAGCAGCTCGGTGGGGTCGCTGGGGGAATGTGACGACTGATGGTCGCGGTGGTGTCTACACCGCTACTCAACGAACGCTGGCCGATCCTTACACTGTTGCCGGCGCCTGGCTAGACGAACTGCATGGTAATGCATACGGATGGTACTTAGAAAATCCGTGTGGGATTGTGAACGTTGCCTGGGCAGACGGCTTTAAGAGAGCCGAGACAAAAGAGGATTTCCTGGTACACCTGATGTACTGGGTGCGGGATGCGGGGTGGTGGACGTGGCAGGCGACCCTGGCAGATCCATCGGCTGATAACACGTGGGAGGCCTGGTCGCAAGCTGCAGCTGGGTCGGACTGGGATCCGGCGGACCAAGTTGCAATTGGGGCATATTTCAACGCTCAGGATGTTGAAGTTGGCACCGCAACGGTTGACCTGAACTCGTCTGAGACGCCGGATCTTCTGGCGTGTGGCGAACAGGGCAATTACAGGTTGTCAGCGACTATCACCAACAACGACACAGGACAGGCGATCACTGTTGACTTTGATATGGATCTCAATGAGACGTTGATCATCAACACCGAGGACGAAACGGTGGAGTACGATGCTGATGGAACCCGGCAGCTGCAGGCGGTAGAGACAGTTGGAGGAGTGCGGCAGTACTGGCTTCCGCTGCAGCCTGGAGACAACGAGCTTCAATTCGATGACACCGGTACGGCCGGACTGACGTTTGTCACGAAGTTCAGGGAGCGATCCTACTGATGGCGATGGAAGTGTTGATCGGTGACCGATTTGGTCGAGTTATTGCCGAAGTCCAGCCGGAGGTGGGGCCCCTATCGTGGCGCTTGAATCTGGTTGGAAAGACCACCCTGACGTTCTCCCGATCCGATGACAAGGCGATCGAGGAGAATCTGCGCTATGGCAATCGCGTGCTGGTTCGCTTCGATGAGGGTCTCGGTTTGCCAGTGTGGGGTGGAACGATCGAGCCACCACGGGAGTGGACTCGCAGGGAAATCACGGTTACCTGTCGATCGATCGAGTGGACGCTGCAATACCGGCAGACGAAGAAGACCAGGTCCTTTTGGAGCACGCCAGTGGGGAGCATTTTTTACCAAGTTTTGCAAGAGATGGAGGAGCGCGAACCGATCGGGCTTCAGTTCGGACGAATCTGGACAGGAGGTGGGCAACATTCACCTCGATATCATTTCAAGAGCATATGGTGGATCTTGACCCAATCGCTGCGATCGATGGAACAGTGTGATTTCAGGTTTGTGCCCCAACTGGCGGATGGAAAGATTACGTTCCTGGCCGAGATGTATGAGCGGCTGGGAGAAGACAAATCGGGGCGGTTTCATTTCAAAGAGGGTATGAACACTCACCCGGTGCGTTACACGGAACAGGGACCTATCGTAAACGAGTTCACGGCGATTGGATCGGGAGCGACCTGGGGAAAGGAGCGGCCGACACGGTCCGCCGTGGTCGACGAGAGCCGGCGGCTATATGGTCTTCGGCAGGACAGCAAGATCTTCTCGGGTGTTGTAGAATCAACGACTCTTGATCGGCACGCGTCGACTCACGTTGAACTGCACGCTGCAGGAAACTCACGGTTGAAGCTTCGAGCAGTGAACAAGGCGCCAGCTACATTTGCTCAATACAATGTAGGAGACTCTCTTCGATGCGTTTTACCCAGCATCAAGTTTAGCGGATACGACGAGCGCGTGCGAATCTTGTCCCGCCAATATTCAGAGTCATCGGGGGATTGTGAGCTAGTCGTCGAAGAGGAAAGCGACTGGCGGGCGAAGTTTGCCGGCACCGGTGCGGAAACGACCCAAGAGGAGCTGTAGCGATAATGAGCCTTATCGATAGGGATATGCAGTCTCAAGACGTCTTCGATCGAATCGAGGCGCTTGAGTCTGATCTCCGAGAGATTAAGGAGTATGCTCTTTCTCCCCAGGCGGCGGGAACGGTTCCGGAACAGCCGACCTGGTCGACGCTCTCGGGCTGGGTCATCACCGGTGAGGTCTTTCGGGATGTAGGCGGGAAGATCGTGCTGGATCCATCCGAGCCAATGATCCAGGTGGCCAGCGGTGGCTACATTCAGTCGAGCGATTACGTGGCGGGCACCTCGGGCTTCCAAATTGATGGGGGTGCGGCAGAATTCAATGATGTAACGGTCCGCGGGACGATCTATGCGCCGGCGGGAGAGATCGGTGGATTTGACATTGGCGCGAACACGCTCACGACCGACTCCGGCGCCGTGGGGTTGAATAGCGAGGCGACGGCCGGGACGGATTGGCGGATCTGGGCCGGTCACGCGTCGCCCGGATCGGCACCGTTCCGGGTCGACGAGAGCGGGAACCTGGTGGCGACGTCAGCCACGATCACCGGCCAGGTAACGGCAACGAGTGGTGAGATTGGTGGATGGACCGTCACGGCCACTGAACTGCACAACTCTGATTTGTGGCTAGATGCTGATGCAAAAAGCATCGCCGTCAATGATCAGACGTTTGGGAATCAAGGGTTCCAGGTCGAGTACAACAGCGGCACCCCGCGTATGTACATTGGCGATGGTGAGCAGAGATACTTCGAGTTCGATGGTACCAATGTAACGATTGGCGGCGGGTTACTGGTTCATGGTCAACTTGAGGCGAGTGTACTTAGCTACGAAGCGATCCAGGCTACAAGTGGGAGCATCCTGGTTACACTGTCTGCTGGTCGGCTACTGAACGATGCGACGACAGTTGCCAGTCCTACCACGTTCGATCTCGACATCGAGGACCCGGAGTATGGGCACGTGCAACTGTTTTCGGCCAGCGATGTGCTGCGGCTTAGAAAGACAGATGGCACCGAGAATTGGGTCACTGTAAGCTCGGTGACGGACAACACGACGTACTACACGTATACGTGCACGCTCAGCGACGGTTCGGCCACCACGTTCAATGCAGGCACGCCTGTTCTCAACTACGGGCAGTCCGGTGACGGTCTCCTGTACATGAGTGCAGACGACGCGGATGCGCCGTTCTACTCTGTGCGAACCTGGGAGACGAATCCGTGGACTGAGGCCAATGTTACCGAGGTTGTTCGCATTGGCAACATGAGGAATGCGTTCGGAACTGGTGCGAACGATAGGTATGGGTTTGCCATTGGAGATTACTCTGGTGGAAACTACCTGTCATACAATGCAGCTGCGTCCGATACGTTCTATCTGAGCGCCGGTGGTGGGAATGTAGCACTAACGAACGATGGACTGTCTTTATCTGAGGGCAGTGGAACTGCCCAATCTGTCTCATGGCCAAGAGCTAAGATCTATGGACAGAACTATGGCACCTATGACAGCCTGCTGTGGATTGGTGCGCAGGCCAGTTTCTCGACTGGAGACAGTCGTGTTACGATTCAGGCCAGGGATGGCAACGTTGATTACGCTCAGCTGGTTGTGTCGTCCGATCCGACTTACAATCTTGGCGTGACGATCGAGGGAGACTATCCGGATCTGTACGTTGATGGTTATGTTCACAATCATGGTATAGGTTTAATGGCGCTCTCGGCACTGCCGATGTCCACAGGGCAAGTCTGGGTTATGCCAATGGCTCGCAGCGCAGCCGTGATCGAGACGGTTCCCTGGGGCACCAACGGTACCGTCAATGGGACGTGGCGGGACGCAAGACTCTCGACTGGTGTGTTCTACAACTCGTTTGATGGGTCGAACGACTGGCATTCCTGGGCCGATGGCACCAAGACGACACCCCGTTACAATCTGACCTGGGTGGGGTGGGTACGGTTTGACAGCGATGCTGGTGGTAGCGCAGAGATGGTTGCTGCTCAGTTTGCATCTGGAGATGGCTGCTGGTTTGTGGACAGGCGTGATTCGACAAATAGTGGCACGCTGTATGCGGGTTATTATATCAGCAGTACGCAGTACACGATAGAGACCACCAACGAGTACACTGGCGGGTCGTGGTACTGCGTTGGGTTCACGTACAACTACGATTCTGATGGTGGTGGTCTGTTCGTGGGCAAGACTGATGGAACGTATGAGTGGGTGACCAATGCGCAGACCGGCACGCTTGACAATGGTGCGGCAGATTTCACAGTGGGTGCGGGGGACAGCGGTGCTCTGAAGATGGACGGTGACATTGCTCGCCCGTGGGCCTTGATGTCCGTAGCCGTGACTGAGAGTTGGTTTGAGCAGTATCTAGAGATGACACGTGGTCTGTTTAGCTAAAGGAGGGAGAGTATGTCGTTGATGAAAGTTGAGCTTTCGTTCGCAGAACGGTGCTGTCTATCGGACGTACTTCAGCGTCAGAAGGGAGACATCGAGACGGCTCGTCACATCCGTGAGATCCGCCAACGATTCGATCTCCGTGACGCGACCAGAGTATTGGACAAAGTCAACCTGGAGCTTCGGCGTATTGGTCGTGTTGCGACATGGGACGAGATCAATGAAAATCTCGTTCCGCTTCTTGAATGGGTCATTACTGAAGAAGCCCGATTTGATCAAGATGAGAAAGCGAAGAACCGTGATGAGATCTTGGATGCTCTCAGGCAGGTGAAGAAATGGATTGAGAAGGCACGACTTGAGAGACGATCGTTCACGATTGACAGTGCATACGTTCGATGGATAAAAGAGAAGGGATTCGAGGGTATCGACTGGTCGAAGGTCAGGATCAAGACACCGACCGGAGTGCAAGAGAAGACGCTGGATGTTGACCTTGGACGGATGGAGGCGTTTGCATCGCTTGATGAGGCGCTTACGGCTGCTCGGCCTGTGCGCGAGGAAGCCGTAGCAACAACCTGA